CTATCTATTGTTTCGGTTTTAATTTCTGGAATAACATAATCTAAGTGTTTAAACATCACAAATCCATTGTATACTTTCCTTTACGAACACCAGATTTATTCAAAGCATTCACATTTTTAACTGTTTTATTTGTTCTACCACCAACTTGATCAGCTAAAGCTGAGTTAGGGTGTGCTTCTGCGATACGAGAAAGATTTTCTTTCCATCCATTATCATTTTTTAAACCAGTTCCACTAATCATATTGACTCTAAGAATCTGTTGTGTCATATTTGGATTATTTTTTAGAAAATCTTCTCTGGCTGACATTGACATAATTTCTGTCGTTTCTTCACCAGTATCTTCATTTTTAAAAGTATACTCTGGCATTATCTCTCCTCAAATAGCAAAACTTTCACCACATCCGCAAGATGCTTTTGCATTAGGGTTAAGTACTTTTAAATAACTTCCCCCTAACTCTTCTACATAATCAACTGTGCAACCGAACACAAACATTTCAGCCATAGGATCTAGCCATAAGTTTTCAACTGTTGGATTTTTATCCGTAGTTCCCCACTCATATGTAAAACCCGAACAACCCCCACCTTTAACAGATAGAGATACGTTCGGGTTCCCAACTCGGGCTAGATACTCCTTAGCTTTTTCAGTTACATTAAGAATCATAGTATATTATTTATATGTTATTGTCAAGTCTTATTTCTTAATATTCCATATCTGACATAGCCAGTCAACATACTTTTGATACTCTTCTTCAGACATAATATCACCTAGTATGTTGATTTAGGTTCTGAGTCATCTATAATCACAACAAATTCACCAGCGATTATCTGTGCAGATAAGTCGGCAATTTTCGATTTAACGTCTGCTGAGATTTTACTTTCAAACTCATAGAATGGTGCAAGTGAAGCCCCACCTTTTGCCATCATAGTCCAATCGTGATATTCTTCTGCACTCCAGTTACCACCTTTGACAAGCCCTATTGCATGATCTATAGCATTCTCCATATGCCATAAAGCAGAAGTAACAACAACGTCTGTTCCACCTTCTTCTTTATTCATATCATTTACGTTACCAAATGCTAGTATACCTTTTTCTCTACAAGCATCAACAACACCAGCCCGTTCAGCATATAGTATATCACAACCAGCTTCAATCTGTGCGAAAGCGGCTTCTTTCGCTTTTGGTGGATCATACCAAGAACCAATATAAGTTACTTTAAACTCACACGCAGAATTAACAGACTTAGCTCCGTCCATAAACGCATGGAATAATCTATTTACTTCACCGATGGCATAACCACCAACCATACCGATTTTATTTGAAGTTGTCATACCACCAGCAATAATACCCATTAAATAACAAGGTTCGTGAATGTAGTTATCAAATACTGAGAAATTATTTCCGTGAGGTTTGAATGGATCGCCCATTAAAAATGCAATGTTATTATAATCATCGGCAACTTTTCTAGCTTCTTTACTAATACCAAAAGCTTCACCAACAATCATATTTACCCCACTATCGCAATACTCTCTCATTACTCTTACGTAATCAGTATTTGCAGTACTTTCAGAATATTGATATTCTATCTCACCACGTTTTTCTGCGGCAACAAGAGCAAGATGTAATCTCGCTACCCATTTCTGTTGTGTTGGAACTGTATATATTCCTGCTACTTTTAATTTACCACCCGCAAAAGCTGGCCAAGACGATAGTGCGGCTAATGCAGTAGCAGTACCTATACTAAAGTCTCTTCTATTCATTCTTAAATTCATTCAGATATCTCCTTTTCTAGACAAAAAAAAGGGGAGCAAAGGCTCCCCAGGTTAACAATTTATTTTTAGTTGTGTTTTCAATGTTTCTTTCCTTTAAACAAATCATAGTATATATAAACCTCAATTATTCAACAAGTTCACCAGTAGTAGCATATTTCATCAGTTGCATAATCCATACGTGATGTGGATAACCTAACCAAAGCCATTCATACATTAATTGAACATAGTATACTGCTATAACAATATACATTGTGAGTTTGAAAGTAAAAGCTTTTAATTCTTTTGTTTCTCGTACTCTGTCCATAATGGCTTACCAATCTTCTGATATCGCCTCGTTAATCCCTTCATAAAATCCAAGAGCCATTGCTAATAATATTATTGAACCAAATATAATAAATGGAGAAGATAATATTAACCACCAATATGTCCTGAAAATTCCATAGTTATGTTTTTTTCTATAAGCACGTTTTCTTTCGAACCAATGTGCTATCCATTTTAAGACACCTTTAATACTATCTCTAATCCATTTATTGAAAAAGTGTCTAACTAATCTAACGACTATTAATATAGGAGAAGTAATTACATCAAATATTAATAATGCTATATCTACAAAAGCATCAATAAAACTATCAATGTTCCATAGTTCTTTTACTTTTCTATTTACCCTTTGCTTGACGCCTTCTTTTATTACGGGCTTTTCTTTTTCTTGAGCCAATTTTTCTTCTTCCAGTAGAGGGTTTATTCTTATGTGGCCAGGGCATTAATCAGTTAACTTTGCTACAAATGTATCAAGTTTTTCATTTGCAGGGATAAAGCCCTTTCTTCTCATTCTAGTCCAAACACCTTCAATACCGACATCAATACCCGTTCTAGTACCCTCTTTTAATCCAATTCGATATGAAGTGATACCACAACCAATTAAAGTAAAAAATATAATTATTACTTCATATAAACCCATATTATTCTCCGTAGTGTTTTATAAAATTTTGTATGTTTATTCCGTATGCATTGTCTGTTGTTAATACGTACATTTCTTCTTCTGGTAAAACAAACGTAAATCTAATATCTTTATGTTTATTCATAAACCAATTTAAATAAGATACTCTGTGAATATTATCTGTAGCATTTGCATGGGTTTCAATGCCGTATCCTTCAGTATTCTTATATATGTTATCAGTTGACTTTTTCTCATCAGCTAAGAGAAAATCAAATCCCAAACAAAATAACTTTGTGTGTCCAAGTTTGATAGCTTCTATCATAGCATTCATTCCAGCATTTGATCGCCTTCTTGGAACACCAAATTCTTTATCTTCAAAGCATTCATCTTCAGGTGGGAATATAACTTTACCATAATCACCCTCATTACCAGCCGCTTCTAATAATTTTTGAAAGCTTTTATCTATACTAACTAAGTAATCATATTTAGTAAAGTCTCTATAAAGTGCATTACAGCCAAATATAGTTCCTTTCCCGACTAACTTATCTAAGTCAACTTCTGTTCTAGTCGGACCATTACCAATTATAAAAGCAGTTTTCATTACCAATTACTCGCTAATTTAGGAAAAGCTTCTGCTACTAATTTTTTAGTGATACCTTTATATGGTAACTTTCTACTCTTCATTGCTATGAGTAGTTTAGCATCATATGGATTTAAATTCTCTAACATATTAATAAACAAGTCTTCTCTTTTATGTTGTTTTAGTGCTTGTTGTTGTTCACTAGGTCCATCAACAAACAAATAAAACTTACGACTTTCATATTCTAATTGCCCTTCGTTATCAGCAATAGCATTAGGTGTATAAGGTGGAGTACCTTCTGGTAATAACCACTTTACATTTGGATCGAAAGTATAACCAAGAACTGCTTTTAATCCTGGACTACTATTCTTTTGCAAGTGAGAAATTTTATCCATTCGGGATTTCATCTTTTCATTCTCACTAAACATTTCGTGAAATGTTTTTCTAACCATTAAAATTCTCCAATTTTATCTGTCAATAATTTAAGTCTGTTCTTTATAAAGTAATTTAGTAGTCCACTTCTAGCGGGTATTTTATAATTATCAAACTTTTCATTAACTTGATTTTTTATATTGTCTGGTACTTTTTCTAAGTTAACCAAAACTTCATTTCTATGATAGTTACGTAACATCATCTCATTACAAAAATCTTTGGGATCTAAACCGATCCATTTTTCAATCTTCTTTGATGCAAGTGGCTTTTGTCTAGCACCTGTAACTATAACATTATCAGCAGATAGAAAGTTTGGTACACCATCACCTCTATCTCCTCGCATTATATGTTCACGTAGAAAGGCTTCTGGATTATTAATTCTTATCCATTTCTTTAGCATTGGTGAAAACTGTTCAACATTAGCATACTTCTGTAGTTGAGCAAAGTCTTTATCACCAGAAACAATTAATATATCCATATCATCTTCAGCTTTAAGTATCTTTCCAAATCTATGACAAAGAGTGCCAATTATATCATCAGCCTCTGCTCTATCTATTTGAATTACTTTATATGGAAAAGTTTCTTTAAGTTCATCACGTATTTTGTTTAGTATACCAAAAATGTGATTCCAATCTAAAGTTGATTTTTCTCTATCAGCTTTTCTATGTGCTTTATAATATGGAAATAAATCTTTACGCCAGTAATTCTTGTCATCACAAGTAATCACCATATCTCCATATTTTTCTCCAAACTTAACATTGTATAATCGAATAGAATTAAGAATCATATGTCGAATAAAACTCTCTTCTATTTCATCATTGTTCTTTTGGAGTTGTATCATCAAGTTACTAATCATAACCTGATTTAAGTCCAATAGTATCATAATATTATTCTTTTTTTAATTTATCTAAGTTATATTTATAACACATTTTAAAGAACTTGTCAAGACACTAAATAGGACATGGTTTTTGGACACATATCTACTGTTGCATTCTTAATACTTGGTTTTGCCTTTGTTCGTATAATGACAAGTATGACTAGTTTAATTGCAATTCAAAAAAATAGTACTAAAGAAACAGTTAAGTTTTACTGGCCTCATACTATGTTTACCTTTATCACAGTATTCACTATGATACTGTTTTGGTGGACGGCTACACCCTTGCAAGATGTAAACTTTTTTCCAGATAGCAATTGGAATTTATTTACGTACATATTATTTCTTATGGTACCAATGATTATGTTTCTTATAGCAGAAGTGATCATACCATACGATCACGATAAAAAGAGTGTAAATTTAGAAGAATATTATTACAAATATCACACAGTAATTCTGGGTTTAGCCTGGGTGTTACAAGTATTTTTAATAGCAAACTTCTTTGCATTCTACAATGAGGGTGATATATTAAGTGCTAAAGTAATAGGTAGAGTCGCTATGTTATGTATAATGTTACCAATGGTGCTAAGTGCTAATAGACGTATACACGAAATCGGTATGAGCATATTCTTTATTGGCTTTTTATATACTATTATAAAGTATCACGTATTTGTAATATTCTAAAAGAACTTTTCAAGACTCGCAGTATTATATTTTTGTTTATTCATTTCAGTTTCTTTTGATAAATCAAAAGGCATTTTCTCTGTATCTTGATATGAATTTTCTCCTGGCTTTTTGATTTTCCACATCAAATCTTTTTCTTTAGGATAATTTAAATTCCAAGTAGCAGTAGAATTTTTAAGATACTTTCTATCTTTCTTAGACATTGGAAAAATATATTTAAACATTTTACCTTTGACTCTAGATATATTCATTTCTTTTAATTGTTCTGGATTAGGCCGCATACCATACTTTCTATTCTTAGTATTTGGTATAATACTTTGCATTGTTCTAGGGTGTATCTTCTCGCCCTTATCTGTTACATACGTATCTGTCCAGCCAGCTCCTCCATATAAAAAATTAGAACCTTGATATACGTAACCAACTTTGCCAACGATACCATCAGCCCAAGTAAAAAGATATTTTATATTTGTATTTTCTTTTAGCCATCTAACAGAGTGTCTAATCATTTGAGATTCAGAATTACGAGGCATAGAATCGTCCATACACATTTTACCAATCTCATAATAATCTTTAGTATCTAAGTCTGGGAATAAAGCTTGTATGGTGTGTTTAGGACGTGTACCCCAACCGAAAGTTATTACACCTTGTAGTTCCTTATTAACAAACACGCCCATATAATGCTTTGTTAATTTAGGCATTATAGGAGAATAATGTCTGTTTTGTATAAAAGCTTTGGCTTTAGCTTTGTTGATTTCATTCAATATCATATTAAAAAATAATTAAGTTAGAGTATCACCACTACCTATATCATCTTCTTCTGAATATGTGGCATCTCTTTTAGATGTTTCGTCTATTTCTTCAAGTCTCTTATCAATCCATTTTGCAACTTCAGGTGGTAAGTCTTCTTCCGATCTTCTCTCGGCAGTTAAGACAAACCACTTTTGATAATCTATACTATTCATTTAGTCCTCTGGTTCTAAGTCTAAACTCATTTGTTCATCTTCTTCAAGTTCAATAGAATCAATACACTCTGTCATCTCGTCTAGAGTAGTATGAAATTCGTGGTATAATCCCATATTGCGATATAAAGCGGAACGTATAGTCTCTACAGTAAAAGCAAAGTCTTTCATAAATTGTTCATTCTCAATCTTAAAACCAGACAATCCAATGTTTGCTAAAAGGCTACTGCTATGTTGATCCACTATATTATTTACATAATGTTCTTTTTGTTTGCGAACTTGTTTACGAAAATCACTCGGCTCATCTTTGATAAATGAGCCTTTAGGAAACTTAATAATATTACTCATCTTCGTATTTATCACCTGCAGGCACTACCACTCTATATTTAACCATCTTCTCTTGATCTGCACCATAGAAGAGATCAACATAAGTTCCAGAACGAATGTATGTTTGAAGATTACGTATATAACCTTCTATATCAGCCACTTTAGCTATAGAACCTTTTACATTCATTCGCTTTTGCTTTTTCAAACCCGGCAACATCTCTTTGTTATACTTTATCCAAGACATAACATTCTTATAAGATAATACGTGTTCAGGTGGTAGAGCAAGTACATCTGGGTGTACGTGTGATAATTTGGGTGGATTTAATTTCTGGCGTTCTTCTCTAGCTTTCGCTAATCTTTCGCCAGCGGCTTTACGAGCCTCTTCAGAAAGCTTACGTTTCTTACGTAAGGGTTTCACTTTAGATTTAGGGCGATCCCCTAAGATATCTTCTTTAGTAACTTTAACCATATATTAACCCCATATTATTAGTGCTAAGTAACCAGCACCGAAAATTGTTGCAAGACATATAAATTCTACTATACCAGTTATTACTGGGTGATTGTCAAACCAATCATCTGTTGCTTTTATTAATTTTCTCATACTGCATCTCCTTCACATTTATGATAGATACCTACTTTATCTATAAACAAATCATCAGGTATCGTTTTTATATTATCAACTGTATAATCTGATTTTGTAACACTAGACGATAAATGAGAATCACTATCCCAAGTAACTTGTATTATATCGCCCTGAAAGAATTTAGCATCTTTCCACATCTTAGTTATAGTACCATAATCCCAAGGGTGCATTGCTCCCCAATTGGCTATTATTTGATCACCTATTTTCATTATTGAAATTCCTTTCTAAACTGAGGTAAAACACATCTATTATAAACTTTGTATGCATCAATTGTACTACATTTTACTGCATACGGATTACGAACAATAAAAATTAATAACTCGTCAAAAGTCATACCTAAAAATTCTGCTTCTTTTCTAAGAACAGTTATTGCACCTTTTAATTTCATACTGACACCTTAAATTGTTTGAATCTAGCCATTGAATTATAAGATAAAGTTTTTAATACTTTTTTATCTGAACTTAATAAAGTTACGTAGTGTCCTACATAATATTCAAATGTTTGTAAGAGATTATAATAATCACTAGATTTCATTTCTTCGATTATTTGATCTCTAAGTTCTGGTTTAAAAGAAAAAACTTTATGAATATAACCGATAAGATACAGAGCATTACCATTAGGACCATCTAAATCGATAGTTTCTTCTGGATTAATTGTACTTTTATCTACTATCATTCGTCACTCCAAGCTGAAACCATAGACTCTGCGATTTCTTTTGTTGCAACATAATCTGTCATACGATCATATGGCATAGTAATACCATCTTCAATACAAAGAGAACCAACGTACCAACCAGCCGCACTAGCCATAGCTATCGGTTCGCTAATCTCAATATCTCCATAATCATGGAATTTAATGTCTTTGAATTTTTTTGCTAATTTCATAGTTCTTAACCTCTCTCTGCGAATCACTATACTATTATATTAGCAGGTTCTGTGGAAAAGTCAACCCTTTAATGAAATATTTTTTTCTTAGGTTCTATTCTATCTTTAGAATTGACTATTAACTCCATCATACTGTCATAGTCTGTCTCATTTAAGTTATCCCTATACAAACTCATTGCATGGGACATAGTAACAGCGGCCGCGGCAAGTGGAGATATTTCACCACTTGCTATTCTTTCCATAACAAATACTCTCATTGCTATAGAAAAATTAACTAATTCTTCATCTATGTCTTCTGGATTCATTTTAAATCCCCTTGATTTTTTGACAACAATATGTCAAGCTTTTCTTCTATTCTATTTAATCGCTTGAGCAAATCGTTATCTCTGTTTGGACTTCTTTTGAATAAACCATACTCTCTTTCATTATCATATTCAAG